ACCAGACTCTTTCCAGATGATGTTGGAGATAATAACAGAGCTCTCTCTTTCTTCACACAATGTTTGAAAGATTCCAACTGGTAATCTCTCGGTATGATTGGTTTATTTTTACAATGTAGATTTAACGATTTGAAAAAGTCGTTGATGTTCTCATCAGACAACCCTGAGGTAGGTTTGATACTAACTAAATCACTTTTAACTGGATACAATCGTTTCAATGCAAACTGCATCAAATGATCGTACAGTCCAGTATAAAGTTGTTGTGTTTTGATATTGAATAATCGTATCTTGCCATCCCATATCTTGTTACGATACTGAGGCATGAATTGAAAGCCAGGAACTTGGAAAGAGAAATACTCATTCAGCTCTTGTGCGATATGTCTTTCACACGAAATTTGAAGAAATGATTCGTTTAGTTTACCAACAGCGATCATAATTAAAAGGCACCACCCATAAATTTTTGATGTTCAAGTGCGTTCTTTATATTAAAAGATTTATTCTGCATAACTTTTCCAGCATCAACAACCAGTTTTAATTTTTCAGTCTGTGCTATCATTCGATCTTGAATTTCATTTAATATGAAGTCTGATTCTAAGAATAAATTAATATCAGATTTTAATACTTTATGATCGAATGGTTCTTTATTATATACTTCGGGATCAGCTTTACCTGTGTAATACATCCATCTATTATATTTTGCAACATTATATTCTTTCTCAAGAAACCGTAAACGCAAAGCTTCGTCATGAGCTAACTGTTGGTATTTGACTGCTTGTTCTGGAATTTTGAGAGATTCAGTATCAAGTTGAGTATGGTCAATTTTTTTATCTTCTTCTATTAATTTTAATATATCTTCAATTTTCATGTATCTATCATAACATATTAATATATAAAATACAAGGAAAAAGTTATCATGCTGTGCGCACGATTTTCTTTATATCAAACATCCCTTGAAATGAGAATGTAGCATCAACTACAATAGGGTCTAAAGATGAAGCTGTAGTGTCAAATTGTACAGCACTCAAAGATGTTGGAAAAACATCAGTAAATTTAATTTCATAATTTGGATTGGATTTATTTGTATGCAACAATATACTCATATCTGAAAATTTATTTTCTGATTCTGATGCTGTACTAGCTTCTTGTAATGTTTTAAATTGTCCATACTCTCTTGGAAAACCAAGAGCAGTCAACCAGTTATACATCTCTATATAATTTTGTAAATCTTCATCAAGAATAAAACTCATATTAACAGCCTCAAAAGTTAATGTATCACCTTCTACTGGAGTATTTAAAAATGGGGTAGGTTGAAAAGTATCACCAAGAATTACAGCAGGAATATTAATTCTTTGACAAAAATATTCAATAGTAGGTAATCGTGAAAATCCAATTTCAAAATTGACTATATTAAGCTGATTAATATTAGTTGGTTGTGTAGTGGTAAGTGTGGTCATTATTTATTCTCAGTAAGTATCTCTGCATCTTTTGGAACTTCTGTAAGCATTTCTACTTGTTCCATATCTTCTTCTTTTATATTTTCGATCTTAACATCTTCACGCATAGCTAATTTACGTTTATACCATAATTGAGCTTCTTTAAGTTTTTCTTTTTCTTCCATTTTGTTTCTCCATTTAAAGCTTAATACAATCAAATATTATTTTATAGAAGTATTTATAATACTTAAACCAAAACCTACATACATACTATAACATAAAGAAAAGCCCAATACAAGGAAAAAGTTTAATTCATTGAGCATGGCATCCATACATTTTCATGCTTATGATAATGAATATTGCCATCACATCCAAACCATTCAGAAGCCTTTAATGCTTCTTCTGCTGTATTATATGTATGATCTAAAAGATGTTTGGATTGAACAACTCCTTCAGGTGGAGGATTTCGACCTCCCCACATATCCATCGGACCTCGACTACCTTCTGGTTTCTTGACTTTAATTTCACCATTTTCTTCTACAAATATACTCAATGATTCATAGAATGCTTCCTTTCCACCATACCCTACAAGACGAGCAATTTCTTCTTCATCCCATACCACAAATGTTGGTGTATTATTAATTGGTCCTAAACGACCTTCATCAAGAGCTCGTGCTACCCAAATAGGCATTGGTTGATCCATACTCAGAACCGTTAATGGGAGGCTTTTCGCATACTCAGATTCGTGATATGTTGGTTCAACTTCTCTAAGAAATTCTTGACAATAACTGCACTTAGGGTTGCTAAACATTACTAGTTCTGCGGCTGCAACAGGAAGGGCAATTAACAAAAACAAACAAGCAAGTAATATTTTTTTCATAGTGTTCTCCAAACAAAAAAAAGGGATGGGGAAAAGTCCCCATCCCCCCCAATTTAAGTAAACAACCAATCTTACATAAGATTCGTAACTTTAACTTTACGATAGTAAGTATTTGTTGAAAGACTCGTAAATGGATTAGAAACAAAACCATACCGAGTCTTGAAAGCAATCTTCGGTTGGAATGTATTCTCACCCATCGCACGAACCATTTGTAGTGGAACATACGGACAATAAAACATGCCGGCATCATAAGGAGAAGTTCCCTTATAACCAACACAAACCATATGCTCATTTACATGAACATAATACGGATCAACGAAAACTTTCATTCCATTAACCGTGCCTACCATTGTACTAACATGCGTATCATTGTTTACACTTGCCTGCATAGCAGGAGCGTAATCAAGAACACCAGCCAATGCCAATGCGGAAGCTACATCATTAGTTGTAATGATAAAGTTACCTTTACCACGGCGAGTTGCAATAGAAATAGCATTTGCTTCTCGTTCAATATGATATAACAGACCTTTAAATTTCTCAACCATCCAACGACCATTAGAGTCGGTGTTAAGATCGAAAGCTCCGGCAGTAGTTGTCGTACCAGCTACAGCACCAGCTGTTGCACCAATATAAATTTTACGAATAACTTCGCGATTGATTTCCGACAAAATCTCTGAGGAAAGAATATTCGCCAATTCTGTTTCAGCATCCAAACCATGTACAGCTTTTAGATCCTGAGCGAGTTCTGTTGAATACTCAGCCTTGAGAGCTCGAGTCGTTGCTGTTACAGAAGTTTTCTCAATCGTGAATGCCATTTCTCCAAGATACTGAGAACCATCACCCATTGCTTCACCAAGTGTCGTTGATACACCTTCACCTGTTGTCCATGTGCCATCAAACGGATTGTTTGTAGCATCCATAGTTGTATGACCACCAGAAGCACCTACAGCTACACCAGTAGAGGAGTGAGCTCCATCAGCTTCATCAAACAATGCTTCTCCACCACCCTGCGTATCGTACTTAGCCTTCATAGCAAAAATAAGTCCTGTAGGACCTGTCATTGGCTGAACACCACATACGTCATAGGCAATCATCTGAGGCATTGCTCGGCGAACCAACGCAATCAAAATCGGATCCCATTTCTTCGGGAAATTTCCAGATGCCATATCGCCAGCACTATTCGCCGGAGCAGCTTCAGAAAGAAATTCATCCTGATTCTGCAAGAGGCGTCTAGTTACATCGCGTTTATACGGATCTTTGATTTCGGGAAGGTCAGGATGCTCCATTACGGGTTGCCATTTTTCCTTAATTTCTTCAGATAAATACATTTTTATCTCCTTAGTAATTTAAAATTTTATTTAACAAACTTCACATTCACTTTATCCATATATTTAAATAAGATTAACTAGCCTTTTTTATGTTAGCTATTGCAGCCATAACACTATCCATTGAACCATCACTTGTTCCATCGGTTACCTTTTTATTTGTTGCTGCTGTTCCCTTATTGTCATCCAGTTTCTTGTCTGATTTAAAGTAACTGTTTTTGATAATATTCAGTTTTTCTTTATACTGCTCATCTGATTCATAATCGACATCTTCGGTTAACTCTTTCATTTTTTCAATGTCTGTGTCAACCATACCATTTGTGAGTTCATGAAAAACGTCTTTAGCTTTATAAGTATTTAATGCTTTCGCTGTATCCATATGCTTTTGGGTCTGTTCGTCAAGTTTCGTTTCCAATTCGGCAACTTCTTGAACCAGACTCTCAAAGACATCTTCCTTCTCAGATGGGACATCAATATAATGCTCTTCAAACAACTTCTTCAAACCAGAAATAAAGCTCTCTGTGACTTCGTTGCGAACACCAGTTTCAACAGCGAGTTTATTTTCTTCCATCCATTCTTTAACAACATAATTCATATACTCATCCATTTTTTCTGTCATCTCTTTCTGGATAGCTTCTGTACGATCTTCAGTATCTTTCTTAGATTCATCTCGAATTTGCTTACGAATCTTAGAAATCTTAGACTTAATTGCAGCTTCAAAAATTGTAGCGGCCTTTGTCTTAAATTCATCCGTAAGCTCTTCACCATCTATAAGAGCAGAAACATCTTCAGAAACATCTACATCAATATCTTCTTTCTTAGCCTTCTTAGATTCTTTTTCTTCGTCATCATCTTCATCTTCGTCATCATCTTTTTTGTCTTTGTCTAACCAAGGAGGCATACCTTCTTTTTTAGACTTCTTGGATTCTTTCTTTGACTTAGATTCTACTTCTTCCTCATCATCTTCCTCATCATCTTCGTAATCTTCGTCATCTTCTTCTTTCTTTGCTTTTTTGTTTTCAGCTTTTGCAGAAGCATTAGACTTTTTGGTTTTGGGGTCACCAGCTTTTTTTGTTCCACCTTCTCCATCTTCCTCAGAATCTTCACGACCTTCTTCATCATCTATAGCAGGCATACCTAATTTTTTGTTATCATCTTTTGCGGCTTCTTTCACTTCATCCATATCAACCTCTTCAAGTTGTCCATCATCTGTGAGTATTTCTTTTGCCATTTTAATTCTCCTAAAATGTATAAGTTTGTTAAATATTTATAAGATTAAAGATTTTGAAGGAATTTTTGGAACACTTCAAGCTTTTTCTGATCCAATTCTTTCATTTTTGCGTTCATAATTGATTTCTTCATCGCATCTATATCTTGTTCTTTAATAACACCATTTTCCCATACCCACTCTTTGCCTTCCATAATACCATTTACAAATGCATCTGGTGCTGATGGATCAGCGACAATATCAACTGTGGATAAAACAAAATCTCCTTGTACTTCATTAACACCTTTTTTATTGGCTTTAAGACTTCCCATTCCTCTGGAAGATACACCAAGTTTAACACCCTCGCTGATAAAGTTCTTAACGATTTTACCATTAGGTGTGTCCATTACTTTTGCCTTACCGACAAAATTCTTACCATCTTCTTTCAATTCTTTAATGACATGAGAAACACGATCTAAATTAATAACAGGACCCATCGGATGACCAAG